AGCCGCTTGAGAAAATTGTGTTCTTTGTGCTGGGGTAAGTCTTTGACCACTCATTACTTTGTTGTACTGTGCTCTTACAGTATCAGGAACGCCCCTTGCATTTTCAGCAGAAGCATATTCGCCTTCACGAACTGTAGAACTTGGGTCAAGAATCTTCATAAATCCAAATATCTTAGACATATCACCAGCGGCCGTATCAGGAGCAGTTTCAATTTTACGATACGCTTGGCTGATTTGAATATGTGGAGTAGCTTGATTTAAAAATGATGTACGCAATGGTGCTTCAGCAGGATTTGCTTTTTCTTCACCAGTTAAAGGTGCAGAATAAATAGTTTTTCCAGCAGAAGTAACTAAATTTCCTTTAACAGTATGTAATTTTTCACCACCTGAAGCAACTTCTTTAACAGTACCATCAGGCATTGTCATATAGCGTTTTTGACCCTCAGATAAATCAAATTCTTGTGGCAACATTTTTTTCAAACCAATTTCTTGCAATTTAGGGTTGTTGGCTTGTGCCGCAAAACTGTATGCTTCCATAGGATTTTTAGGCAATAACTGATTAAATTGATTAAGTTCGTCAGTATTTTGTGCTCGTATGGCTTTAGCCAAGTCTAATTGTGCTTGATCGCCTTTTTCAATACCACGCTGACCAACATAAGTATTGGCTAAACCAGCTAAATTTTGAAATATGCTAGGAGCAACATAATGCCCACTAATCATTTGACCTTGTGGTTGTTGCATACCTTGTTGCATTAACATTTCAGCCATCTTTTGCTGGCGTAAAATCTGTTGCTGTTGCAACATTTGTTCGGGGTTTAGTGTTCCAATGTCAGCCATGATTAGAGTCCGATGTCTGCGTTCATACCACTATATCCTTCACCAGCACCCATACCGTTGCTATTAGAACCAAAATAAGTGGGATCACCAGCAGTTTTATATTGATCGTAATCAGGTTTTTTAGGGTCTTTTTTACGCAACATTATAGCCATTGCAAGTTGATTAATACCAGCATTACCTTGCGTTTGACCTGCTTGTTGCACTAACTGATTTTGCTGTGCAAGTGCCGCTTGTTGATTAGCTTGTTGCTGACCAAAGTTTTGAAATACGGGCTGTAAACCGCTTACATCTTGCATTGGTTGTGGTTGTAGGATGTAAGGATTCATAGTAGTCCGTAATCTACGACTTTATAGCCGTCATTTAGGGTTTTAACTGCGTAAGGGTAGACTTGCTCTACTTCTTGAGCCATGTAGCCATAATGAACGCCTGATCCAGCTAATTCATGGTCTTTAAATTCAGGCTTGTATTCGTATCTGTAAACAGTCAAGCCATTACGATCCACGCCAATTGGTTCAATGTTTTCTTTGGTACGCTCATCAGACATAGCTATCAATCCAGCACCGCCTAAACCAAATAATCCGCTAGTCATTTGAGCATTAGCCGCATTTTGAGCATTTGATGCACCTAATTGGGCGTTGTAACCCATTTGTGTTGCACCTAAAATATCAGCACCAGCAGTATTTGCTTGCATTGCAGGGTTTACAAAGGTTGGCCCTTGTACTTGTGCTCCTGATCTAACAGCGTTTAGCGTGTTAATAGGTTCATTGCGTTGATAAGCCAATTGGTTAAATCCTTGCTGATTGGCGGCAAGACCAGTACCGAATCCTTGCGTAGTTGCGGCCGCCAACAAATCATTTTCTTTTTGACCTTGCGTCATCATTGCTCGTTTGTACGCTTCTGAACCAACGGGGATGCCTGAATTAGCTAATTGAGTTGCTAATGCTTCACGCCCCTGATCAATTTGGGGTTTAAGCCTTTGCATATAAGCATCTTGATAGCTTTGCCCAGCATTAAAACCAGTAGTAGGTAAAGAACTTGTATCAAACGGCTGAGAAATCATGTTTTTTACATAACCAAGACCTTGCTGACCTAATTCACCTGTACCAATACTTAATTGGTTTTGAATATCTAAAAGTTTTTGTTGATCGGGAGCAAGGGTTTGGGTAGCACTCCACATTGGGTTGCCAAACTTATCTTCCCGTTGCATATTGTATTCAATAGAACCATAGGGCGTGTACTGGTTTACACGATTAGCCGCAATATTGGCTCTAGCCGCATCTAAGTTGCCTTGTGCTGTTGCTTGTGCCGCACCCGTGTAATCAGGTGGTGGGGGTGCTGATGGAGCACTTTTGCCCATATTTTTCTCCTAAAAACCTACACTTATCTTTTGTCATTGTTAACAAAACCATATCCCCGTCAGGAAACGCATCTTTAATTCTTGCTTCTTCTACAAAACCTAATTTATAGTTAAATCTTATTGCATTTTCATTATTGGAGTTTGTTGGCCCAATAAGTTTATTTACCCCCAATTGTACAAAAGGATAGTCAAAAATGATAGCTAAGAACTCTTTTGACATTCTTCCCTCTATGGCAATGTGCGTCATTATTGAAGTTTTTGTATAAGATTCATACCAAACCCCAGCTACTATATTTTCATCTTTATCCAACAATCCAATACAAGTTGAGTTTTCGGGTGTAAAAACACCATTTACTTGTTTTGCTACCCAATAACCAATCAAATCTTTGTCAAAAGAAAGCATCTATAAAACGCCCCCAGCTTCCATTACATAATCAGTTGATGCCCAATGAAACTCAATACCTTGTGATGCAACATTTATATTAATTGAACCAGCAAATCCTAAACCTGATACCCCCTGCCAAAACTTAGTAACAGTTAAACCACCACCCCAAATTGCACTATCCCAGTTGCTAGTACCCCAAATTCCAACAGGAATGAGGGATGGATTAAAAGCTATTTGGTTGGTTAAGGGTGTTGTATCAAAATCCGTGCTAATACCGCATAAAACGGTCGGTAAGCCGTTATCGGTCTGTAGGATAGGGCGTACTAAGGTAAAGCGTTTTAACTGTCCACGACTGTCAAAATAGCTGTACGCCTGCTGTGCAGTTGCAACAATATTAGATCCATCATCAGATAATTGGGAATAAAACTCACCAACAAAACCATTAGCACCAAAATAAATTTTATTGTTGCCTGATACTTCCCAGCAAATAGCATTTACCCCAGTAAATTTAGCCCAAGATTTAGTAATTGTGTGCATAACATACTGCTCAAATCCCGTTCCCGTAGGAATGTTTAGGATAAGCATATTTTCACTAGCAAAATAATTGATTTGCCAGCCAAACTCAGCGTAATAGGTAGTTGCCGCTTGACTTACAGCATAAAAAATCTTGTCGGTTAGGTTAATACGGGGATCTAATCGGCTAGATTGCAGGGCGGCAGACATTGGTACTAAACCATCTTGGGTTAGCAAAAGCAAGTCACCACCCCATTTAAAGAAGCATCTACGGGCAAAGGTTTGACCCATTTGCCATACGCCAACTTCAGACCAAGCATTAGGGTCGCTAGGATTTGTACCTTTGTAAACGATAACTTCGCCCATGCTGGTAACAAAAGCAGATAGGTCATCTACCCCATAACCTGCGTCAAGTGTCCAAGTACCCATTGCTTGCAAAAAGCCACCTGAACGGGCTACTGAACCTAATGGGAAGTCTAATGCCGCACCACCAATAGATTCCACAGGCAGATACCAAAAGGTCATGCTGTTCTTTTGCACAAAAAACAGTCTGTTTTGACACATATTGATGTTAACAAAAGTGTTGCTGTTTGCCCCAGTAATACCTAAAACTGTGTAACTACCAACTACAGTAGCGTTAGCCGCTGGTGCAGTTGCCATTGTGTAGGTAAAAGTAGTTGCGTTTGTTACAGTAACAAAATAAGTACCGTTGTAATTAGATTCTGTAGCACCGCTGATAGTAACTCGATTACCTGTTGCCAATCCGTGAGCAGTTGCAGTTGTTAGAGTAGCAGTTAAATTACCTGCTCCGCCCCTAGTAATGGTTGAAATAGTCTGTGCGGTGGTCGTGGTAGCCATCTTGTACCAGCGTGTACCGTCATAAATTATTGCGGCATCTGCACCATTAACAGCTATTAAAAAGTTACCACCATCTGTAGAAATCATGCAATGCTGAAACTTGCTATTGGCTAATCCCGTTAATACAGAAGTAGCTGTAGAAGTTGATGCGTTATAAATTACTCCGTTAGCAATAGCAAAAAGCGTATTTGTGCCATCGTAATTAGCGTAATTCATCAAAGTCTGAACTTCGCCAGTAATTCCTGTGGATGCTTGTGAATAGCCTTTTCTAAGGGTTACATCGGTAGGCGTAGGAAAGAAATTGACCAACTGCACCGCATCTAACGGTTGCATTTCAGCCAAAGAATCCCTAGCGTTCCATCCCCCAATAGGGGCGGCTAAAGAAGTAGTCTTAGCGGTAAAGCGTTTAGCA